ATTGGCAAAGATGTAGTCAGACACATCGCTTGGCAGTGGCTTGACATAGCCGTCATAAATCCAGAAGCCAGAATTGCTCATCCAAATGGCTGCCGTATCAATGGCCGCCACAGACTGGGCCGAGATCAGACCGCAGCCAGAGCCGGCCTTCTCAAAGCCATAGACAAATGGAGCGCCCACGTACTGGGCCGTGTGGACATCCACATCTGTAAACAGTAGGTTGACACCCTTGACCCGCTTGCCGGCAATGAGTGAGCCAGGGGTGGCTAAGTCATAGTCGCCTGCAAGGTTGTCGCCTGCCGGTGTCCATTGGGTATTGTTTTCTTGATCGCACCACTGCACTTTTCTTGGGTTCCCACCCGCGCCAAGGGCAAAGATAATGCGCTCTTGGGTGACAAGGACTGCCTTGTTTCCAGTGGGTGCATTGGTGATTGCCGCTGCCTTGGTAGGCGTTGCAAAACCCAATTGCCACTCATAAATCTTGCCATCGGTGCTAGAGCAGGCAATCAAATACTCGCCCCATGTATCGAGTGACCAGGTGGTGGCTGCAATGGGTGTGCCGGTGTCAGGTCGTGCCACGCCATAGGCAAAACTTCCATAGGCGTTGTAGCCGTAGCCGGTCAGCACTGTGGAGCTTGCGTAGCCTGTGGTGAACCCAGTTGGCGTGATGTCTTTCAACGTGCCAAGTGCATTCATCACATAGAGCTTGGTGTGCGTACCAGCTGCAATCCATCGGTCTGCACCATTGTCGCGCCAAGTGATGATGCCTCGGCATGAGCCTGACATCTGTGAGCTTGACCTGGTGCGCCATCCATTGATGGGGCGCAGTGTCCCCTCATACCAGCGCACTAGGTTTGCGTCATACCAGCGGCCTGCTGCCTGGTACTCAGTACCATTTCGGAAAACACCTGGGGGTAGCTTTAAAGGTATGTACATGGCAGTATTTAGGTAATGTTTGAGACAAAGCTCATTGTGACAATGGCTGATGGGACTGCTGGCCGTGTGGGGCTTGTTCCAGCAGCGTATTGCTCAATGGACACACCCGTGTCGGTCGGCCTCCACATTATCTCAATATAGTTGGTCGCATTTAAGCTCACAAAGTAGTTCATGGCAGCAATGATATGGAATGGGTCTCCAACACCCTTTCTGGGTGCAAAGCCAAATCGGCTGTTTGAGTTAGCCACATTTGTGCCATTGACCCGAAACCAGACATCCACATCCTGAGAAGCATTTGTCGTGTTTGTAAACTGAATGGAAAACTGCAAGTTCCAGATTCCGGCATCGGCCACAGTAATTCGGCTGCTGCTGGCTATTGTCACGCCATTAGAAAAGTCTGTGGTGTTGAATGTGACTGGATAGGCCGTTGTGGTGTTGGCAGCCACTTGGTCGGTTGAGTCTTGAAATGCCCCATAAGGCGCATTCATAAACCGACCACCCCTTGGTCCAAACAAAGACCCCAAGACAGTCGTCAGCTTTCTGAAGTAAACATTCAGTGAGCTGTTGTTTTCGTTGAAATGCCTGCGCTCATAGACCTCGGTCGGATAACCAAGGGCTGGTGGTGGTGGATTCTCAAGTTGTTGGGTTTGGCTTGCCATGGTCTAATTTTGCCCTAAACAGACCCTAATAGATAAGACTTTTCATTGACACAAAATCAGACTACGATAATTTTGCAGCAATCGGCTGCTTTAACTGGGGAATGTCATGAAATTTGAAATGGAACTAGGTTTTCACGAAAGTGAGAAAATTACAATTGAAACGTGGGATTTCGACAAAATTGAGATCATCAAAGATTTCATTGCTTTTCAAGAAGAGCACGGCTGGGCAGTTGAATATGAAGCAATTGACCTTGATGAAGAAGACTTTGAAGACACTGAAGAAGAAGAAGTCACAGAAGTTTGATTCCTGATGGGGCTTACTTGGCCATCAAGTACAGCCCCACATTTGAAAATGCGTAGCCTGCATAGACCACCGCCATAGACGCATTGCCTTTAAGCAGCTGCTCCCCAGCAATGTAGGCATAGATCGCGCCAGTCAGAATGATCAGCCAGGCGCTCAAAATGAATCCACATCGTAGACTTGGCCCCTGAACTCGATCAACCCCTCTCCAAACTTGTGGACCAGCTCTGGCCACAACAATCGACCATTAAAGAAGTTCAGCACCGCAAAGCCTGACCTGTGATTGCCTGGATTCAGTTCAGCATAAGTAAATTGAGGGCCATCAATTTCAGCTAATGTTCCGCAATCGACCCCGAACCTGTTTCCTCGCAAATCTTGGAATGGCGTGACTTTGAGGGCGTGTAGATGCCCACAGATAGTTGAGACACCCGCATTTAGGGTCGATGTGTGCGTTGCGTGAATTCCATTCTTGTAACGATGTTTGACAATTACATCATCAGTAGGCCATACTGCCCAACAAAACTCCCAATCAAGGAAGTGGTCTGTTAGCTTAAAGCCTAATACTTCTTTAAATTGTGGTGCGTGTTGGGCTAAACGATTACCAAACCTAACGTCGTGATTGCCCCATGTCCACAGTAGCTTTACATTGTGCCTTGCTGCTTTAGCCACTTCCTCAATCTCACCTAGCGCACCCTGACAAGCCTTTAGTTCTTGGATAACAGTAGTCGCTGGTTGTTCAGTTATGTCATGGCGGCTTATTGAAGCCCCGTCAAACGCATCACCATTACAAATCACGACATGGGGCTTGAATTCTTGAATGGCCCACAGTAAGCCCTTAAAGGCCGTGGACCTTTGACCAGGTATGAAATGGGCATCTGAGAAGCAAATAATTGTTCCATCTAGCATTCCAAGCTCAACTTGCTTTAGTGGACTAAATGACTTGGGTCTGTTTTTGTCATACAAAGCGCCTCGATGGTCTTTGGCATTAAGTTTCATTTTGTAATGCTCTTCAATCCACCTTCTGCGCAAATGGACAGCTCTGGTATTGATTCCAAGATGATCTGCCATTTTTTGGGCAGACTGAAGTTCACCCCACAGCTGGATAAATTCCATGTCTGTGCAAGTTTCGTTATGAGCGCCCATTGGAATCCTTAGAGAGTAATTTTTCTAGCAGATTGACCACCCTATGCTCTTGAGCCTCAATCTCATCTTGAGATGACTTAGGGTCTTGGGCCACTGTCATAAGATCATGCAAAAAGACATGAAGCAATTCATGCAGGGCCGTCTGGTCTAAAGATTCTGGGGTGATCTTTTCAGCACCAAAGTCACCCAAACGATATGTGGCCAGCCTGGCCCCTTCATTAAATTCCACTGATGCCATGGCATTCTTTGCAGGCTTCAAACCCTTCTCAATGCGCCAGTCGCCAAGATTGAGCAGCTGCTGCCATTTCCGCACACTTTGTGCAAAAAGCGCGGAGTCTTCTGGTGTGGGAATGTTAGACATATCAACACCTTAAATGACTTTTATGTCAATTTAATTTAAAAGTAAGCATTCAGCTTTTCTGCGCTTCAATAGACCAGGCAAAACTTTGCCCCCACCCTTGGTCCAAAGCATGAGCTGCTCTTGAGCGCCTTCCCAGTCTTGGGCATTGATTTTTCGCTTTAAGGTAGATGTCTGTAGACGCCCAACGCCCAGGTTGTAGCACCAATCTACGACCGCATTGCACTTTCTTTCATCTGTTAGAAGAATGGGACAGTTTCTGACAACGCCAGGCAAATAGGTGTGCTCCAGTTCATACATTAAAAGATTGTTTGCTTCTTCCAAACTTATTAAAGGGTCATTTAATGTGACCTTAGTACCATTGGCATAGTAAGTTGAGCCAAAACCTATTGTGGCAACATTAGCTGGACATAGATACGGCCTAGCCCGAAAGCCCTCGAATTGCTTACAGAGTGATGCTGCCAACTCTAAGTTCATAACCCACGCTTGGCCAATGTGCGATCAAGAAACCAGAAGTTGATTGTCCCAGCCAGTAAGGCCGAGAAATCTGGAGTCATCATTGTCTTGAACACTTCAACGGCTGGCGCACCGGCAAGCCATGCGTTATACGCAAACCAAACGTGAATGAAGCTCCAAACAAACAAAACCCAATATGTGACCACTGGCCGGACAGATGCAGATAAAGATGCGGCCCATCCACCAGCTGCTTTGACCATGTCGGCCTGCTGCTGGATGGCGCTGTTAAAGGCATCCATGACACCCACATCGACAGCTGCTTCACGCTGTGCGCCAATTTCTGCAAGTTTCTGTGCGCCTCTTAATTGCTCCAGGTCGCACTGGCGCGCAAACATAAGTAGCTCATGGTCGCGCTCATTCTTTTTGTCAAAATACTTTAAGACCTCTGGGGCCATGCGGAAAATACCGCCAAAGATAGAGCCTAAAAGGCCACCGGAAAGAATATCAAGCATTAGTCGCCCCTTTTGCAATGTTTGTTGTCTTCGTCATGTGATAGTTTTACACCCGCTAAGAGGCCAATGAAGCCACCAATAATGGTCTGAAATGCAGGGCTAATCAGCTTGAAGATTTCGGCATTATCAACTTCTTTAGCCCATAAACCGAGTACAAAAGCACCAACCATTGCCAGTACAGACAAACAGAGTGTT